TCTTACCATAACGATAAGTATATTCGATACATAGTGCATAGAAATGATCATAATGCCATATGTAGTTTTGCAAGCTTTCACGTGTCCATACAGTTGATGGGTGATTGAAATGACATGCCTTATATAGTGTATTTTCCATCTGCATATGAGGGTGTTTAAAGTATTGCAGCATACTACCTGATTTTGATGCTCTGCGTTCCATCGTGCCATCAAGCATACGATGTACAGTTGATAGCATCTGTCCTGATTCCACAATCATTTTAACCACGTGTTTATCGCACTGCTGTTGAGCAGCTTTGATAGGGTCATTATCTATAAAAAATATATTCATAATCTCTTTCTATTATATCACGTATTAAGTAGTATGTACACCTTTAAATTCTTCTAATCTTTTTATATTCAATTTATATACATTAAAATTAAATGATACAATTGTTTTTCTAATATCATTTTTTACCATAGGTGCTCTGTGCGGCGTCATAGCCGGAAACATTACAACATCTCCTTCTGACACTTCTGGTATTTTTAACTTGTTATCCCACAACTCTGTAGGAGGAGCGCCTAAAGGATATTCTAAGTAATAAACACCTGTATAATTTTCACTATGGACATGCCAACCATGAATTGAATCTTTTAAATATTGTTGATACCAAATTGCTTTCATCTCAATACCGCCATAACCAATAAAGTGTGACATCTCACCTAACTTATTAATTAGTGTAGGTAGTAATTGTTTTACCCAAGGTCTATCAAAATTTGCATGGTTTTCCCAATCTAATTTAGATATGTTATCCTCTCCATCAACAAGGGCAGGATCCTGTTCTCTACTTATTTTTTCTAGTATTAATGGCGCCATGCATGCATGGTCGGATAACTTATCACGAATATAATGATTTTGTATTGGTAATTTAAACATTTGTCTTTGATTTCTTTCGTCGTAGTTTTCTCATTCTTGTATAAAATCTTTCAGTCTTTCCTAGTAAAGTCTCTTTTAAACTTTTACGTTTAACACGAGCAGCTGTTGATTTTGCTATACGTTCGTCACGAGTATTTGACATTTGTATTCTCCTTACTATGATTTTATTAGATTTGGGAATGCTTCCTTTACAACTTTTTCTGTTATCTTAGGTATACCTAGCTTTTTATTTACCATATTTACTACAATCTCTGCATCTTTTGGATGGATAGATTCTAACAGTCCGATATAAACTTTTTCTCGTTTGAAGGCTGGCATCTTATCGCCTCGTCCGCCTTTTACAATATAAGTAAAATCAGTATTTTTTCTAAGTAAGTTTGATGGAATACTTTGAGGTAAGCTTGGTTCATATGGGGGAGGTCCATTTGGAATACTAAAGATTACGGTCTTATCAAAAGCTGCTCTCAGAACATCTTTCAAGGCCCATGATTCGTATTTTTTTAGTATATCAATACGCTCTACTTTAGTTTTAGCTTTACTAGCTCCGTCAAGTATTTCGAATATAAGGGGGTTTGATGGTATTTTCAATTTATAAATTCCTGTACATTTTCAAGTAATAGTCTACATTGTTTATTAACCAAGAACGGAAATACTTTTGCTTTATTACTAATCGGTTCTTGATCATCAAACTTATTTATAATGTCAGTTTTTATAGTATCTGGACATTCACGTAGATCTATCATCTTTTTGTTACGTAAATAGTTACGATATATCTCATCTCCTTGAGAATGAGGATCTTCTACGAGTAAATCACGTAGCTTCTTACGAAGTGGTGTTTGGCGTAGACCATCTGTAAATGTATTATCTGGTGATAGTACATTAGGTACACCATCTGATGTATCACCCTGTAGAATATGTTCTTCTAATAAGGTTCTTGGATTCTTTTCTACAATAAATTTCTTTTGCATAGGTGAATATTGTTTAACGTTTGAATAGCGTTGTAGCTGTGCAAAGTCTTTATCTGAAGATACAATCATTACATCTTCTGCTTTACCGAACTCTTGTGTCTCTTCTACAAGCTGTGCAATACAATCATCTGCTTCACAACCTTCGATATGCATAACTTTATATGGAAAGTTTTCACGTATCTCTTCACGTACCATAGAAGTAATACGAAATACTTCTTCCCAGTTCATAGATGACTTTTCTCTTGTTTTCTTACGTGATGCTTTATACTGTGGAAATAGCTGCTTTCTCCAGTTGCCGCCTGCATCTGAACATATTACAACTTCACCATATTCTTTTCCGAACCTTTTTCTATACATTCGAATAGAATTAAGTATCATATGTCGAATTACATTCTCATCAATTGCTAGTTTTTGTACCATAATATTGGCAATAGCAATACCATTATAATCAATAATAATCATTTAGCGCTCCTTTGACACTATTATAGCATGGTTATAAAGGAATGTAAACAGTTAAATTTAATTATTTTTATGCTGGTAATGTAACAATACCGCCTGCTATAAGAAATTCTCTATTCTTCATATGCTGTTCAGTTAGATCATCTTTAGATCCACCCCAATAGGCTACGGCATGACCTTCTTCTATAAGAATATCAGTAACCATTCTATCATCAGCAGTTTTAAAGTCACCTAGAACTCGTCCATATTTGCCACGATCATCTTCACCTGATCTATCTTTAGTTGTACATAAAATACAATCTTCTTCGATTAGTTCTTTTAATCTAGCTGCAGCCGCTTTACCAAATACTTTTTCTACAGGATCAGATGTACGTGATTCAGGTGTATCAATACCCATAACTCGTACACGTTCTTTTTTTAGCCATATACCAAATCCTAGATCGATGTTCACATCAACAGTATCACCGTCTACTACTCGATCTAGTTCTGCTTTATATTCATACATTTGTTATACTCCAAAAGATTCGCCACACCCGCATTGGGCCTTGGCATTGGGATTTATTACTTTAAGGTAGGATCCACCTAATTCTTCAACATAGTCTATAGTACAACCAAATACAAACATCTCAGCCATTGGATCTAACCATAGGTTATCGACTGTAGGTTTTTCATCTGTTGTACCCCATTCATACTGAAAGCCAGAACATCCACCACCTTTTACAGATAGTGATACATTTGGATCGCCTACTTTTTGCATATAGGCTTTTGCATTTTCTGTTAATTCTAATATTATCATCTGAGTCCAGCTACGTGCTTTCCATGGATCTTACATCCAATAAAATTATTATAATATTCATCACTCAATAATACATTGCGATCAAATTGTTCTCGTGCTTCAAGATAACCCATTATGCCCTTCTTCGTACACAAATGTAATATCTCTCTTTCAAATCTTTCGGCATGAGAGTTTTCAACTAGCTGCTGAAGTTCCTCATTTGAACCGTAATAATTCTTCCAGTTAGATTCTACAACCTGTGTTCTGCGTCTGGTCTTACCCTTCAAAGGTTTAAGCTTACGCGTATTCCAGAATAGTTTCTTACCAACGTATTTCCTATTGGTAGTCAAATCAGTTATAAGGTAGACAAACCCCGTATATTCTTTTGGGGCTTCATCATATAGTTCATTATTATAATACCACATGCTACTATTTATACGTCGTCATCTTCCTTATCTAGAAGTACTGGCCTTGTTGGCGTACTGCATATTGGACAAAATTCTGGCTCTTCTCTTGATACTATGTGGCATTCTGCATCACACACATCACACTCTATTAAATAAGTATCCATTAAAAGTCAATCTCACATGCACCACCCTGACAAGCAACAGCTCCCATAGTATCTACGTCAGTATATTTCTTTTCAGTAAGATCATCTGTCCATACAATTGGCACAAAGTTTTTATTTATTTTTTCCCATTTATGTAAAAGATGAGAATCTTTCAAGCAATATTCAGCCATCTTCATATCAGACTTGAGATAATTATCTGCAAAATTATTAAACCTGCGAATCCAATCGCGCTTAATACTATTAGCTGAATTATCCAATGTGATATCGTCACCGTAACCTTGAGCAGTCGCGCAAGCAGTCCATAGGTTATCAAAAGCACTAAGAGCATCAACCACAAGGCCACTAGCAAATATAGCACTTGTTCCATATTTCTTTACCATTTCTTTTGCTGATATTACACTTGTATTCGGCGCTTGATTGAAGTCTTTATCTCCAGTCATCGAAAGAAATGATATTCCAGCAAATGAATGTCTATTCTTATATACGTATTGTTCTACTTCATGCCAATCATCTACGAGTATTGTATTAGATACATTATGTCGTACGCCTTTATCAGCACATAATTCTA